AGCTTCGACAACATTCCGTAGGTGAGCCAGGCAGGGGGCGGCCAGGTGGAAAGGGTGAAAGCACCCGGCCGCCGCGCCCCGCCCGGCTCAGTCAGTGAAGTATCCCAGGGCCGGCAACGGCCGCCGCAGGTTCTCGCGCCTCGCCGCTGCGACCTTGAGCCGCTGAACTTCCCACAGCAGACGCATCACATCGGCCGCGAGGGCCCCGCCGGTGCCGGTCCATTGGCCCTGGAATCGCCGTGCCCGTTGCTCGCACTCCGCGAGGTAGGCGTCTGTCAGGGGCTCACGATCCACCGTTGCCCTCGTCGAACAGGACAATCGCCAGCAGGCTATAAGCTGCGAGATCCAGAAGCGTGTCGCGGACGCCCTCGTGCACAAGCCGGCCGGTGCGGCAGAACGTCCTGAGTCTCTGAACCTTGTCGGCAATCCTGACCATGCACCCACGCCAGGGCTCGATGTTCACGAAGTCGGCCCCGCTGCGGACGTTGGCCAGCGGGTCCTCTTCTGATCCGTAGTCGGCGCTCTTGGATTCGTGGAGCCGCTGCATTTCGGCGAGGAGCTGCACGAACGCGGTGCTGCTGGGGTGGCGTTGCTCACGCAGTAGCGAGTCGCCGCGGAACGGCCGGCCCTCGCAGCACGACGGCTCGTCGTCGCCCTGGTCGAGTTTGTAGCCGGCCAGCTTGGGATCGTCGGACGGCGTCGCCGCCAGCCGATCTCGAACCGCTGCCCGCAGTGCATCGTTTGCCGATTCCAGAGTCGCAGTCATTCCTTTGCCTTTCTCAAGTCTCGGTCACAAAAGATTCGATACGCCTTCGTCATCTCGTTTCGCTCATGGTCAATCACGATGGCCGCCTGGCAAGGATGCTCGCCGCCTTCTGCCTTGATTCTCACGCTGTACGCAGAAGGGCCGATGACGCTGCCGTTGGTCACGTAATTGCGTCCGACGCTGAACTGGTGCCAATGTCCGATACAGGTCAAGTCGGCACGCTGCGTGGTGTCCCATGCCGCAATCGCCTTTTTGAGTGGCACATGCACGCCGCCGATGCCGCCCTGGTATTTCACGGCATGGCCATGACAGAACCTCATGGCAAACCCGTCAAGGTCGAGATAGTTCAGGTGCCCTTCGCCAATGTGCCACCTCACATTCTTCCGAGACTCGGCCGCACGCAGCGTGAGGTACAGGTGGTGCTCATAGGACGTATCGGCCTCGTTCGTCCTTAGCTTCTCGGTCGTGCGACCGTGGTTTCCGCACGATGTGGCGACGATCACTTCCTCGGCGCTGTCCGACACGGCATCGACAAACCCGCGCAGCCGCTCACCGATCCACCGAATCGCGGCCAGCGGGTGCAGGCTGTTCTCCTCGGCGAGCTCAGGATGGATCATCCCACTAATCATGTCGCCGCCCAGCCAAAGCACGACACGGTCAATGGTGGCCAGGCCACGCTCGTGCTCGAGCATCGCTAGGAACCTCTGCTGCAGTTCACCAAGGCGGGCGTCGCATACGTCCAGGTCGTAGGAGTTTGCGCCGTTGACAGCCTCGGGCCGCACGGTCTCTTCGCAGTGGACGTCGCTTATCAGAAGCACCATCGTGCCGTTGTGCTTCTTGCCTTTGGCGCTCTTTGACGATGGCCGCCTTGGGGATATGCCCTTGAGCGAAACCAGTGCGTCGGCGCGCTCGCGCTCGCGGTCGATCTGGGCCAAGGCCGCCTTGTACTTGTTGCGGAGTCCGCTCACCTCGGCCCGCAGGCGGGCCAGCTCGGCGTCGGCCTGGAGCTGCTGCTGCGAGGTGACGTCGGCGGCGATCTCGCTCACGACTTTGGCGGAAGCTCTAGCCATGTCGTCACTCCTTGCTCGCCAATGGTGATGCCAAGCTCACGCAGCTTGGCCGAGATAATCCTGGCCGCCGTGATTTTCTTGGTTCCGAAAGTCCCGGCGTACCACGCCTTGTGAATCGCTTCCAGCACATCGCCGTGCTCAGCTGCGTGCCGCTCCCACCACGGTCGGCTGCCGTGCGCTACCCGTGGCACAGCGGCTGCAATCTCGGCCACGATGTCGCTAGCCTTCATTCTTCACCTCCCCGTACCCAAGGTTTACGAGCGTGCGGCGAATCACTCGTGCCGCTTCCGTCACTGCCTCCTCACTGATGCTCGGCCCCAGGCTCGCGTGCAGCAGCTCGTGCACGATGGTCTCCAGACGGGTGCCGCCCTTTAGCCGCTCGTCGATCAGAATCCGTGGCCGAGCTGAGTTGTCGAAGAACGTCCAGCCGGCGGCGTCACCCTTCAGCCTGGTGAACCGCAGCAGCCACCGCTTGCCGTCGATCGTGACGTGATGGTCCTCGGCCACGGGCGTTGTCCTTTCGCCCGTTAGCGTGGCAGGCGTGTCAACCAATCCCGAACCGGCGGCCGAGGTCGTTCAGCTTCGCCTGTCGCTCTTTGCATTTGCACGGCCTGCCGGTGACGGCTGAGACCCGCTCGGGCGTGATACCAACCGCAGCCAGACCGGCAGCCACCATGTCGCCCAGGCCCGGCCTACGCTCAAACGTGCGGCCGTCAAACCAGCTGTGTAGCGTCTGGATCAGAACGTCCTTCGGCCCGCCACGAGGCGTGCGGTACACCTTGTCGACGTGCAGGAAGTGGCTGCCGACAACCTTGGCGTCAGCGTCTAGGGCAGGCTGGCACAGCTCGGCTGGAAGCCAATCCGGGCAGCCGCCGTCACGGACGAACCGCTGCGGAATCAGCTGGTAAGGGCGCAAGGCATTGCGCGTGCGAGCAATGGTAAACGCTGGCCATGCTGCCCCGTTGTGGCCGTCCAGAAATCGCAGGTCGCCTGGGTAGTCGTCTGGCGACCACGGCAGCACCGGAATGATGTCTTCCTCGAGGAACATCCGCTCGCCTTCCTGCGGCATCACTCGACGCACGACATACAGCGGATTGGCGTGCCGATGGTCTGAAATCTGGAGGCACTCGTCGGCGCATCCGACCGGCTCGCCGGCATGGGCCTCAATGAGCATCGCAGGAGTCTGCAACGTCGCCCGAATCGACTTGCACCACAGCGAGGCAACGTCGGGCCGGTTGTTCGTGGCTGTGTAAATCCTCATATCGTGCCCGTGGCTGTGTCCTCGCATGGGTCATCGCCGTCGTCGCACACAAACTCATATTCACCGGCCTCGGGGCAGCCGTCTTCCCCGTACGGGATGAAGGCTGTGAGGCGTGAAGAAAACGCGCCGCAAATGAACAGAAACGGGTCGTACGGGTCGCACCCGCAGGTCAGTAGCTCAACCAGCCAACCGCACTCGCCATTAGGGCCAAGATTGCCGCACGACGCAGACGCCTGGAACAACGCAAACCCGGTATCCCCTGCGGCTGAATCCGGCTCCGTGACCACCGTGCCGTCAAATGGCACCGTCAGCGTGGCACTTAGCCCATCGCGCACCCACTCAATCGTGATCTCTTGCTCGCAGTTGGTGCCGCAATCACACCCGCAGCAGCACGCCTGCTCCGTTCCAACCTTGCCGCCTCGCAGGACGACGCTCCCATCCTGCAGCGTGATGTTGGTCATTACGTTGCCGTGGCGCAGGTTGTGGTGTTAAACCACTTGATGCACCCGTTTGTGTCGTGTCCAAGCACCTGTTCGGTCGTGCGGGCGTAGTTGGGAAACGACCGAAAGTCGACACCGCCAACCTCACTGACGCATGTGCCGCATTCGCTTTGTGCGTCGATGGCTATCCAGGCAAACCCGTTGTGGCCTAGAGCCACCCAGCGATTAGTGCACGCGGTGTCCTCGCCGAACTTCACGTAATGGTTGTAGGCCACCATAGTCAGGGCCGATGCCACGGCACCAGGCGGCCCGTTGTAAACCTCGACTACAGCCGTGCTGCCTGTGGCCCAGCTGGTAGCCGCATGCTTTGCCAAAAGCAGCCGCACTCCTGGAACGGGCCCTTGGTTGGCAGGCCCGCCGAGCCGCACCTTGTCCGGGCCTCGCTCCACCAGGCGGACGACCTTGCCGATCCGCTTGGCGTCGCCTTCAGAAAAGCCGTACGTGGCCACGAAGCTACTCCGCCAGGATTACATATCGCAGCTTGTTGGCCGTCCCGTACGCCTTGGCTCCAACGGTGACGTTGCTGTCCAGAGGCAGCACCGCAGGCTGGCCACGACGCAGGTGAACAAACTCGTGCAGGTTGGTTCCGTCATACGCACCGAGAGCGATATACGCCGTGCCGCTCGTGGCAGTCGAGAGATTGCGGAACGCAGCGAATCCAGCCGTAGTGATCTCGCCCAGCGCGATCGTGGCCACGGTCGCCGTGCCGATATTCGTGATGCCAGCCGACGCCAGCTGGGTGGTCTGATCGTACCGCAGCCCTGACGCCTGGAACGATTCGACGTAGTTGCCGTTGTTGACGCTGAGCCCGAGCGACACGCTAATCTCATTGGCCATGATGTAGTCCTAGATTCGGCACGTTGTAAAAATCTGAGTGAGGTCTGTCTTTGGGTATGGATACAAAAACCGCTTTAGGGGGTTGCTGCCGATAGCGAGCGCGACGCCGTTTCCGTCCAGCGGAACAGGGTTGCCGACAGGGTTTCCAGCCTTGTCCAGGATGGCACGTCGCTCGTTGTTCACGATCTCGTTGTAACCAGCATCGTAGAACGATATTTCCCACCCGTCTGGGTTGTAAACGAACTCGACGGTGATGCTCCACGTGTTGTTTTTTTGGTCGTACTCTCCGCTCACTCCAGCGACGCGAATGCAGTACGGATTAGCGCCAAGGAATGCGTTTGAGTTGCACGAGTTGACGTGGCCGAGCAGCTGGTAGAAATCGGGGTTGGCCACCTGCGTGTTCGTGTAGGACAGCCGAACCAGCGACGCCTCTTCCTCGAGGCCGTCGACCGGCTCCTTGGCAGAGTTTTTTGCTCCGTCCCCTTTGTCTTCAGCAAACAACCCAGGAACATCAGCCAAATCCGTCCAGCCTTGAGCGGGCTTGGTTATGGATTGGCTGGAAATAGAAATCCGCTTCCAGGTTTCTGGGTCGGTGTTTTCTGGTTTCTCGGGCTCCGGCAAGGCCTTTGAGTCATACTTGACTGCCATCACGACAGCACGCTCGTTGTCCTTGTAATAGGACAGTTCGCGGCTCGTCACAAATAGACTGACGCCCTTGACCGTGATCTCGTCATCAATCTGCGGCAGCTTGGCGTTGCCAAGGTTTGGCCATGTTGTTGTATCTTCAAGAATGTCATTGAAGGGCGGATCTTTTTCGTCGGCAATAATCAGAAAGTCCTGCGAAGCCGAGCGCTGAATAGAGCCCTTGTCGGCCTTGCTTTCAGAGATTCTGATTGACCGCAGAATGCGTGCGTCGATGAGTGCCATGGCTACACCGTGATGCTGGCTAGTGCGAGCCCGCCGCCGCCAAGGCTGGACGCAATATCCTCAAGCAGCTCGACCTGCTCCTCGGATGCGTCCGCTGTCCGCTCTGCTGCCTTCTCGCCAGACAGCCTTGGATCTGCACCTCGCAATATGCTGTTTCTGAAAGACTCGCCCTCGCCGGTGCCGACGACGATGGCCTTTAGGGCCTGCGTACTAGCGGCAATGGCTGGCGCTATGGCCCGGCCTGCGGTCTCGCCGGCCGCCACGCCAGCTGCGGCACCAGCCTGTGCCATCTGCTCCTTGACCTTGGCGAACTCAGCGTCGAATGCCGCCAGCGGGTTCGTGAGGTTCTGAATCCCGTTGCCGAAGTTCTCGGCCGCGGCCTGGCCCCATGCAGCAGCCTCTCGCCCGGCGGCCGATGACAGGCCCGCCATGTTGCGCTCGGCGGCTCGCAGGCTGGATGCGAGCCCGACATCAAAGCCGGGCAGCGACTCTGCGGCTTCGGCCATCACCGAGATGGTGTTCTGAATGGCCCACGTCACGCCCTCAAACGCCTTGATGGCACCCTGGATAAAGACGCCAACGAACGAGGACAGAACTTGGAACGCCCCGTAGATGGCGGTCACGGCACCAACGACCAGACGCAGCCGCAAGGCGAAGCCCTCGGCAAGGCTCTGGGCGATTGTCCAGCCGCTAGTGTTGTCGGCAAAAAACTTGACGAACAGGTTGGCGACCGTGGTGATGGCTGGGGCGAGCTCGGCCAGGAACTGGTTGATGAACCCTTGAAACACCATCGACATGCGGCCGACGGCGTCGTTCATCCTTTGGATGCCGACCTCTTGTTCTCTCGTCAGGCTGATGCCCAACTGCTTCTGCAGTGCCTTGACTTCCGAGACTGCGCCGGACGCCACATCTGCAATGAGACCCATAGACGCAGCGCCTTGGCGGCCCAAAATCGCCATGGCGGCCCTGGTTCGCTCGGCAACTGTCGGCAACGCCATGATGCGCTGCGAAATCAGCTCGAACTGCTTTTCGGGCGACAGGTTTTGCAGATCCGCAAACGTGAGGCCAATCCCGGCAAACGCTTTCTGCGCGGATGTCGAGCCGGCAGCGAGATTGCCGAGGTTCCGATTCATGAACGTGAGCAGGGTCGACATCTGCTCCATGCTGGATCCAGCCTCTTCCGCCACTTGCGACAACGCTTGAAATGTCTCCATGGACATTCCCAAGCGTTGCGATGCTTTGCCAGCCTCGTCCAGCTGGCGAGCCGACCGGCCAAACGCCGCGAAGATGCTCACAAGGCTCGTGACAATCAGCAGCGGCGCGAGCAGCGACTTGATAGCCACACTCAACGCCTTGACGCCAATGGCCGCCACGGTGGCCGAGCGGCCCGCGCCGACGAAGCCGGCAGCCATCGCCTGCAGCCGGCCGCCGATGCCATGGGCCTGTGCGCCAAATCCGCCCAGCTGCTTGCTGGCCCGGCTCAGCCCGGCCGTCAGCCCGCCCGTGCTGGCGGTAATCGAGACGTTGACGCGGCCGAAGTTTTTCGCAGCCATGGCTCACCTCTTGGCCGACTGCAGAACTTGCCACATTTGCTGCGGAGTCTGACCGCGCTTGGGCACCGGCATGAAGTCGTGCGGCTGCATGGCCGGCTTACCCTTGGGACGGTTGCTGTTGTAGTTCTGAGCCATGAGCACTGCGTCCCGTAGCCACTCGTCGCCCCACGGCATCAACTGGAAGGCGGCCATCCACCGCTCGAGCTGCCACCACGGGATCTGGTCTGCCAGCCCGCCAGGGCCTTCGACGTTCCATTCGCCGAGTTGCAACGCCAGCCGGTACAGGAACAGCAGCACCGGCCGGCTTTCTAGTTTTTTGCGGCGTCCTCCAAGGCGTCCGTGTTCAAGCCGTTTACCTTGAAGCCGGCGTCCACGATGGCCTGCACGGCGTCGCTGTCCAGCTCGCCAATGGCGTCGGCGTCACTGTCTTGGAACATCCGTGTGCCATCTTCATTCACGGCCAGCAGGGCCACGACTTGGGCCCGCACGTTCCGCAGGTTCACCTTGCCTGGAATGCCACCGGTCACGATTTCCTCGAACCGGTCCCGGTCGCGGGCCGTGAACTTGGCCACGTGAATCGTGCCAAGGCCTGGCACCTCAACGGGAACCCGCTGCCGCACGTTCCGCTTGGCCAGAATCTCCTCGCGTGTCAGAGCCACAATCCGCGCCTCCTGCTGATACTAACTTGCCTTTGTCAGGTCACCAGACAGCTTGATGGTCAGCGTGCCGGTCATCATGTCGTCCTTGGGGGCAGACGCCTCAAACGATGATGCAAATCCATAGGCGCTCCACAACTGCGTAGCTGTTCCGCCGTTTGCAAAGTAGATATTGCAGGTCTGTGAAGTCGACACGTTGGTCAGCAGGGCCATCGGGTTGAGCGACGGGTCGTGGTGAATCTCCAGCGACAGCTCGCCCGGATCGTAGTATTCGCTCGCAAGGAACACCTTGCCGCCGGTGGTCAGAAGATGGCTGGCGTCCACCACATCGCGGCTGACGCCGCCAAGCGAGACGCTGTTCACCTTGTAATGAGTCGCGGCATTGCCGACGATGCCGCCGAACGAAACGTACGTGCCCTGCCCGATGTCGTGAGCCATAGTCTGAGCCTCCTTGCTCAGGGTTCGCTGTAAGTCACATCAACCGACAAATCTGTCCGATAGACCGGCAACTGCTCGCCACTGGGGGCGATTTCCTGCTGGTCGTCGTCGCTGCGAACGACGGCCAGCCGGATGCGGTCTGTCACTAGGTATTGTAGGGCGGCCTTGACCGCACGGGCGAGGTTTCGCACCTCGAGCAGGTTGTCCGAGATGCAGGAAAACGTGTACGTCGCCCGGATCAGCGAGTTGCTCCGCAGCATGTCCGTGAACGGGTCTTTCAGTTGCGTCTCACGAGCGAACACGATGCACGGAAACGCCGTGCCCTGCGGGGCCTGGACCTGATAGATGCGGCCGCCGGCCTGCATGGCGATGTCAGCATTAGCAGTCAGAGCCTGCACCAGGGCCTCGTCTATGTGGGTGACGGTCGGCATTAGCGGCGGCCCCCAATCCGACGAATCGCACGGCGTTCCTCCTCGGCAATAGCCTTGCCAAGGTTGTTCTCGAGCTTGCCGACGAGTTGGTCCTTCAGCCTGGGCAGGTTGGCGTCAGCCCACGCCTGGAACTTGCCTGTGCCGGCAAAGCCTTTCACCTGGCGGAAGAAAATGCTGGTGTTGTCGCCGCCCACCAGGGCCACCTTGCCTTTGAGGTACGGATACTTACGCGCCCGGTCGAGCGGCACCTTGAGCGCCCGTCCCTTGGCCACGCGGGTCTTGACCCCGTTCTCGATCCACCACGAATGGAATCCGAGCTCCCGGTTGCTGCCGCCAACTGCGCGGCGATACCCAACCAGACCAACGGCGGTAGTGGTCTTTTTCTTCTCTAGTTTTAGGCCCACGCTGCGTCGCAGGTTGCCGGTCGGCCCTTTCGGAGTGAGTGCCTTCACTTCTGGGATGGCGGCCTTAACCACCTCACGAACGCTGCTGCCGAGATACTTTCTCTGCACGCTCTTTGACAGCCCCGCAAAGCCACGAAGCACGGCCTCAACGCCCTCAACGGTCAAAACTGCGGCCATCAGTCGACGACCTCCGTCACTAGCAGCTCGTGCTCCTCACGCCGCCCCCGCTCGACCACGGAGTCGATCTCAAACGTGCGGCTTTCGCTGACCAACCGCATCTTGGGCTTGAGGCCTGGCGTGTACCGCAGCCTCACACGGTGAGTGACCGTGCCTTCGTTCTGCAGGCTGGCGACACGCTCCGCACCAGACAACGGCAGCAGGGCAATCCACCGGGTGGCAAACGTGGAGTAGGTGAACGTCGGCTCGCCGATGCTGTTGACGCCCTCCGTGGGCGTCTGAATCTCGGCCTTCTGGTCCATGATGCCGGCCTTCAGCATGGCTCACGTCCCGTACAGCACGAGGGTGTATGTCGCTGTGCCGGCCGTCGTATAGACGAAAGTCACGGACGGCACGTCCACAACTGTCACCTGACCGTTGCGAGACGAGATTGTGTTGTCTCCGTCGTAGATTCTTTGGCCTGTGTCGATTGACGCAGCAGGAGTGGCGGAAAACGCCACGCGCTCAATGGTGGAAAAACTGACAGCCGAACCGCTCGCGTCCTTGTAGACGGTCGGCGAAGTTGCGATGGCAGCAGTTGTCGTTCCGGCAACGCCAGTGATGATGGCGACCTTGCCGCTGCTGTAGCTCGTCGTGTCAACGAGCGAAATCTTCTTTAGCGACTGCACGCCGGTCGTGTTTGTTGAGTCAGCAAAACTGACGTCGATGGCGATTCGGCCTTCAATGCTCATGTGTACTGCTTCCACTTCAAGGGCTCGAGCAGCGCCGCCACTCCCATCGGCACGTTTTGGCCGGCGTTGCCCACGGCCTCACGGTTGGCATACCAGTGCCCAACCAGCATCTTGATGGCGTGCACGGCGGGCTTCGGCACATTGGCCGCACCGCCGTAGCCAGCGAGGTACGTGATCTGCACGCTCTTGTCGTCCACCCGCACGCTCGGCCACACGTTCAGATACGTGGGGTAGATCAAAGCCGGCACGTGGTCCCGGTCCAGCCGAAACTGTTGTGTCCCAGACTGGGACCACGTGAGTGTCTGCGTGGCACCGCCTGTGTCCACGTAAGAGATAGTCACCGTGGCGCTCGCGGCAGTTGCGTTCAATCGCACCGGCGGGCGCGGTAGCTCAATGCGAGTCCCGAAAAAGTCATCGAACGCCACGGTGTACGTCTTGTCGGCGAATGTGCGGTCGCAGTAGTCCTCGCACCAAGTCGTCGCCGCGTCGATCAGAGACCCGATGTAGGCATCGTCGTCGGTCGTGTCCACGACCCGCAGATGCTCCTTGGCGTCAGCCACGCTGACAGGGCGGTCGCTGGTGCCACTGGCAGTGCTCACCACCAGGCTGCGGTACTGGCTCGCAATCGTGCCCCGGTAGAAGAGGCTCATGGCTGCTTCTTCCTGCGGCCACGCTTGGCCTTGGCGATCGGGGCCACTGCCGCCTCCACCGGGTCGGGCTCCGGTGCCGTGGCGAACTCGATCACGGGCTCACGCACGATGTCGGCCTTGCCAAACATCTCGAGCGAACGAGCGACGCCCTTGGAGAACGTGTAGACGCGGCCCGTCTTGTACGCCTGGTATGGCCTGCGGAATCGCACCTGAGCTGTTTCGTACGCCGTGCTCATTTCCACGCTTTCTCCGGTGCCAGGCCGCCCGTCTCCCAGAAATCGCCGGGGTGCTGCAGGAGGCCCTTCATGTTGGCATCAGGCCACTTGAACCAAACCTCGGCGTGCCCAATGCAGACCCGAGTACACACCCCGCACTTGACCTTGGCCTTCTCAGCGACCTGCCAGAAGTGGATGTCGTCGTCGACTCGCTCTGGCCCCCACTGGCCATCCTTGTCGGGCTTGCCCAGGAACCACGGGTGAGGCATCCGCTTCAGTGCCGCTGCCCTAATCATCGTGAATCCGAAGTGGGCCGTGTTGGCTTTCACGACGTTGTGATAGATGAAGTGGTCACGAGGAGCCTCCGACAGCCGCTCGCCGTCTTCGCTGGCCATGGTGAATAGCGGCTCGTCGCTGCGACGCTTCATCTGCAAGGCCGCCACCACGTCGTAGTCGCTGGCCGTGGCGTACTGCAGCATTTTCGGCACGGCGTCTGGCTGAAAAATCGTGTCGTAGTCCAGCGTCAGAATCCACAGCGGCGGGGCCTTTGGATCCGTGTCGAGCTCGACCATCTCGGTGAGCACACGCTCGAGGCACTGGCCCCAGAACGCCCCCTCTAGCCGCACCGGCGAGATGCCGTAGGGGATAAGGCCACGGGGCCAGCAGAACATGTGGTCCTGCCAGCCAAGCCGAGGCACGGACATGGCACACATGACCCTCGCGGGCCCGGAGCCAGTGTCCAGGACGGCGGGCGTAATGCCCGCCACGGGTGACGCCGCGCCCACGGCATCCTCCTATGGTTGGAGAATCGTCAATCAGCCAAGACTTACTTGGTCACGAACGTGGTGACGTTCGCGTCGGCCGCGGAGTCGACGCCAGACTCACCCTTGCCGAGGCGAGCCGCCACGACAACGGTGTTGTTGCTGGCGTTGGCGGTCGCATCAGCAGACGGCGTGACCGACACCTGCAAATACCGCTTCAGATCCTTGGTCGACAGGTTGAACCGAGTCACGTTGACAGTCGCCGTGTTCGCCACAGCGCCGACCGTGTAGTCGGTGTTCTGCACCAGGCCACTGATGGCCCCGTAGGAACCGTCCGTGTCGCTGTGCCGGACGCTGACCACGCTCGGGGCCGAGGTGTTGGCAATCGAGCGGTAGCCCACGTCGATGCTCACGGCGTCATAGCCGAGGCAGTCGATGGCCACCGTGTGGGTTCCGGCCGAGGCAACGCCAGCGGCCAGGGACAGGCTCACGACACTCTTGCTGTTCGCAACGGGGTTCATGGTCAGGGTCTCTCCTTGGAAATCAGTCAGTGTGTCAGAGCCGCAGCGAGACAACGGGGCCGGCGGTGGTGCCGTCGCCGATGTCCGAGGTGACGACGTCGAACCTCACCGAGGCCACGAAGTACGTCTGATCGAACTCGATGTAGCGGTCGGTCGAGGCACGCACGGCAATCTGCGACCGCAGGCCGAAGTGCGTGGACATCTTCATGTCGCCGAACAGAGCAACCACCTGGTCGCTGGTCGGGGCCGTCCGCATCGAGTTGTTGAAGTACACCGGGTAGCCGAGGAACCGACCCTCGCCGACGCCGTTGGCAATCTCGGCCGCCGACGCGCCCTTCTCCAGGGCCAGCGGCAGCATGCACGTGCTGTAGACCTGCGGGGTCACGTACCAGCCCGCCGACGGACGGACGTAGCTCGGAGCCTTGCCGATGGTCTCAAGGAAGTCGTCGAGCGTCAGAGCCGACAGCGAGCTCTCGCCGGAATCGTTCTCGCCGGCGAGCGTCTCGTTCTCGAACCGCCACTGGATGCCACGGATGCCGCCGTGAGTGCTGGTGCCGTCACCAGCGAAGCCCGCGTCGTCAATCTTCCGGCTGAGGGCCAGGGCAAACTCTTGGGCCACGAGCCCGGCCAGGTCGATGACAGAGTCCTCGATCAGGCTGTTGGGCACGCGAGTCGCCACGCGGCAGTCCTTCGTGGACAGCAGGACGTTGTCCGTCGCCATGTCCGACGCCGTGGTCTCGGTGTTGTCGGTGACGAAGTACGCCGTGTTGCCGGCCGTGCGACGCGGAATGTAGAGCGTGTTGCTCGACATCGGAATCACGTTGGCCTGCTGCGGGATCGCCGAGTACTCGTCGACCAGCCGAATCACGGTGGCCGCAAAGCTCTCGGGGATGAAAACGCCGCCCTTGGCGTTGTCGTTGCTCGACAGCGCCCGGCTCTCGACGTTCCGCTCGTACCAGGCACGATCCTCGGCGCGATTCAGCAGGAAGCCGCGAATCCACCGGCCACACACCTCGGCGTCGTCGGCAGACGAAAATCCACGGACACGGCCGACGTGCTGCACCTTGCGGGCCACAGGAGCATCGGCCTCAACGGCAACCGGCTTCGCAGTCGCGGCGACCTTGCCACGCAGCGATGCGATCTTCTCGGCGATCGCAGTTTCCTGAGCAAGCCGCTGCTCGAGCTCGGCCGCCTCGGCGGTGAGCTTCTCCACCTCGGCCACCTGGGCGTCGGTGCGATCCTCGACCTTGCTGAGGTCGTCGAGCATGGCAGCCACAGCGGCTGCACGGTCCTGGAGCTTGTTGAGCGAGGCGGCCATCCTTGGCACTCCCGTAATGGGTGACAGAATCCGTGTCTGTCACTCACGCTACGGGACGCTTGCCGCTAAGCCATCAAGGTTGTTTGTACGGTACAAAAGACCGACGCCACACAGTCAGTGCAGGCACGATTGCCTTCGCCTTGTACGCGCACGCTTGGCACTCCAAATACCGCACCTGACGCTGCTCGTCGAGTGGGTGACTGGAGCGTGTACGAATGCGTCCCCTCCCGCATTTGGGACAGGGATCACCGGGCTTGGCCACGCATGAAGCTCCTGAGTCGTGCGGCTCGCAGCCGCATGGATGCCTTGACGATGTCGGATCCGACCTCGTGTGGCATCGACTCAGGTGTAGCCTGCTCGGCAAGCCATGCCTGGTACGACCTCATGGCCACCGCAGCAGACGTAGACGGGTACGCAGGCTGCACCACTGGTCCAAGCTCGTAGATCGTGGCGGCCCGCACCTCGCGGATCGCCCGGCCTGTCTCGTCCGTGACGAACGCTTCGCCACCCTTGTCGACGCTGAACGTGAACGACGAGCCCTTGACGTCCCGCCGCTGGATGAGCTCGACGATGTCGGCCCGCGTGGCCGGCGGCGTCACGATGTAGCCCACGCCCTTCTCGTCCGAGAACACCTCGAGCGTGCCGCTCGACTCCCGGCCCAGCAGGATGTCGGGGTTGTGGTTGTAGTAGCTGACCAAGTCGCTACGGCCCCGCTGGCGGTTGAGCACGGCGTCGAAGGCACCTGGCATCACCCTCTCCCGAAAACCTCCCAAGTCAACGCTGAGCCGGTGATAGACCACGGCATAGCCCTTAATGACCGGCCGCCCATCGGCACGGGTCTCGATGACGAGCTCGTCGTCAGCCTCAAACGGCATATCACGCTTTTCGATCATGCCTTCCATGGCATTGCTCCTGTCGTCTTCTCGGTCTAGTTGTGCCACCTTGCGTGCTGCGAAGTCCTGCCCGGCGTCACCGCCCCACAGCAGCCACGCCACGAAGCCAGGCGTCTCTTCGCCAGGGTCATCCCATCCGGGCCTGCGGTCGGCCTCGTGCCTGGCGAACCAGGCGTTCATCTCCCGCACCCAGTCCTCGTTCATCTCCTCACGCCGGCTCAGCCGGCCGGCACGGGCCACGGTCTCCGGCTTGAGCCCGTCGCCGCTCTTGCCTTCCTCGTGCAGCCGCAGGCCACGCTTCGCGGCCGACGCCATGCCTTCTGTGGGCGTGAGGTCAACCGCCATCGGGGCTGTCCTCCTGGTCGAGCGGCTCATCAGCGGCAGGCGCGACGTCAACCGACGGTGCCGGCACCGCCTCGCCTTCCGGCATCGGCCCCAGGTTTTCCTTCTGCCGAACTTCCTCGGGCCGCATCCACCCGTTCCGCACGGCGATCTCGTACGCCTGGTAGCGGGTCGTTATGTCGCTCCGCAGCAGACCCTCAACTAGGAACTCGGCGTACAGGTCGTCATCGTCGCCGATGATGTCCCGCTCGATGGCACCTTCGATGCGACGCAGCCAGGGCTGGATGGTGAACTTCTCAAAGCTGACCATCTCGCTGGCGAGGTTGCCCCACGTGGCCCGGCCCAACTCCTGCACCATATGGGGCGGCATCTTCCAGATGCGGCACACGCCGAGCAGCGCCTGCATCCACAGCTCGGCCAGCTGGCTCTCTTGGTTTGTCGCCGAGACGGTGTCGACCTTCAGACCGTTGGAGAGCACGGCCACCTCGCCGGCCCGTGACGGCCCGCGGTGCCGGTTGTTCCACTGCTCCCGCAGCTGCTCACGCACCTCGCGTGGCAGGGCCTGCTCAGTGTGCAGCACCACCCCAGGCTGAGCGTTGTTCCGGTAGAACGTGCTGGCGTACTGCTCGAGCGACCGGGCCAGACTGATGGCGTCCTTGCCGAGGTCCACGGGCACCGCACCGTTGACGCCGTCAAACGACAGCCACCGCACGTGCATGATTTGGTCGTCACGGTAGACAACCTGCCTGCCGGTGCCGGGGGCCCGATAGAGATACGTGAGGCTGTTGTCGTCCTCCTGCCGCACCTCCATGCCAGACGGGTGCAGCGGGTGCAGCTCGGTCACGCTGCCGGCCGCACCGGGCACCTTGAGGTTGTAGGCCGACCCGTAAAAGCCCAGGTGCAGGCACATCGTCTCGACCCACTCGTAGCGGGTCTGCCACGAGTTGGGCCGCTTGGCGAGCACCCGGTACAGCGGCAGGTTGCGGGCTCGCTCAACTCGCTCGTCGTCGATCCGGCGGTACAAGTGCAGCGGCAGGCTGGCGACTGTCTCGGCCACCACGCGAGCACAGGCAAACCAGATGCTCGTCTTCATGGCCGTCTCGGGCGTGACACGCACGCCCTGGTCGCCGGCGAGCATCGCGAGGTCGTCCCAGCGGCTCGTGCGTTCCTCGAGCCACTTGATTTCGGGGACGGCTGTTTCGGTGCTCATGTCCTCACCAGAAGGAGATTTCCGGCATCTCGGTCGGCTTTTGCTGCTCGCCCATGTGGATGCCGCACGCCATGGCGAGAGCCACGGCCCCGTCGATACGCTCTGTGCTCTTGGCCTTCGACAGCTTCACGTTACCGGCCGGGTCCATCTGCACGGCCGCATTGCCTAGTTGCCAGCCTAGCAGCCGGTTGCCAGCCAGCCGCAGTTTTCCCTCAACCAGCAACGCCTCGAGTCGCTTGGTTGGCGAGCTCATGGACGCAAAGCCTTGGCCGAACATCACAACCGGCAAGCCCTCGCCTGCGAGCTGCTGGGCGAGCATCGTGGCGTTCCATCGGTCGATGCCCAGCCCACGGCACCTATGCTTCTCACAGAACGCCATGATGTCGCGCTGGATGACGCCGTAGTCGGTGCTGCGGCCGTCCGTGATCGTCAGCCACCCGTCCCGCTGCCACTGCGAGTACGGCACCCGGTCCTCTCGCTCGCGCTTGGCGGCGTTCTCGCCGGGAATCCAGAAGTGGGCGTACACGTCGACGTGCCCATCATCGGCCGGGAACCACGCCACAAAGGCCGACGTGTCGAACGTGCTGGCTAGGTCGAGCCCGGCCCAGAACTCCCGGCCCTCGAGCGGCTCTGGCGGGCCACCCATGCACGTCTCAATCTGGTCAGGCCGCACCCACTTCACGTCGGTGGTCGTCGGCACGTTGAGCCGATACCGCAGAAACGACGAGAGCTTGGTGGCCGAGTTGGCCGCCTCGTGGCAGTCGGCCGCGAAAGACTCCTCGCTGATCGTCTCGCCCAAAGACGGATTTGCACGGTGCCAAACTTTGGGCGACTGCCAGTCATCTTCCCGGTCGGCAGCGTAGATGCACCCGAAGAAGCTCGGGTCAAATGTCGGGTCGGCAATGCACCGATCGGCGTAGTCGTGCTGCTCCCACCACAGGTGCGTCTTGTTGAACTCACCGGCCGTCGTGATGGAAAGCACCAGCGGCTGTCGCCTGGCCGCACCGCCATACCGCAGGGCGTCCCATAGCCGGCGGTCTCCACGCTGAGCGTGCAACTCGTCGAACAGCAGGCAGTGGATGTTGAGACCCTCGGCTCTGAACGCATCCGCCGACAGCACCCGGTAGAACGAGTTGCTCGCCCGGTGGATGATGCTCTTCCGGCTGTCCACCACCTCAAGCACCTTGGACAGCGCCGGTGACGAGCGGACCATCGACGCCGCCTCGCGGTAGATGATGCCGGCCTGCTCACGGTCGCTGGCCGCACCGTAGATTTCCGCACCCGGCTCGCCATCGGCCAGGAGCACGTATAGGCTGATGCCAGCCAGCAGCGTGCTCTTGCCGTTCTTCTTTGGGATCTCGATGTACGCCTGACGGTACTGCCGCGTGCCATCCGGCTTGAGCCGTCCGAAGATTTCGCCGAGCACGTACTTCTGCCAAGGCAGCAGCAGAAACGGCTGCCCGGCCGTCTGCCCTTTGCTGTGCTTGAGCACCTTCTCAAAGAAGGCGTACACCCGCTCGGCCTTGGCTTTGTCGACGCCTGGCCGACTCTCACCCGTGGGCGGTGAAGAAGTCTTCAAGCTCGTCCTTTTTGACTTCGACTTGCGTGGCAAGTTTCGTCCTCGACGACGGGGTCAAACCAAACTCGCTCAACAGCGACGCCTTTTGCGATACAAGCGACCGATACAGCGGCCCTGCCGGGTTGGGTTTCACGCCACCCAAGTCGGTGTGCATCACAGCGCCGCCGGCTCTCAGCTGCAGGAGGCACGACTGCTCAGCCGAATGCACCTCGCACAGCGTTGCCAGCGCCTCGCCATCGCCCAACGTCAAGACTCCCATGCGGGTCAAGATGCCGGCGAGCTCGTGCCACTTCTCAACAGCGACTTGGTCGACCTCAAGCCGCTTGGGCATCGGCGGAATCCCGGCCGGCAGGCTGGGCTCATGTTTGCGAGGCCCGCGCTCAGTCCCGTCGAGAATCTTGAGGGCGGTTGGCTTCGGTCGGCGACCTGCTTTTGCCATGGTTAACTCCACACCAGCGGGGGAGGGCGATTGTTAGGACCGACGCTAAGAGCAACTCGCATACCGCTAAAACACCATGCCAAGGTGGCAGCGGACCCCAAAAAACCCCGGCGATTTCTGCGGTTTTTACGCACGCG